ACAATGCGTGAGTATGTTGAAAAAGTATCAGCTACAATGGGTGACAACGGTGCAAACTCAAAGTCAACAGTAGCAAGCGCAAACGACATGGGCGGTACAGCAGGTAATTTAAACCAAGCTGGTACAGAAGCAGGCGCAGAAGCCGGAGCAGGAAGTACAATTAAAGGTAATGCTTTAAGTGATACAAGTGCAAAGGACATGAATACCAAGAACGTAAATGTTCCTGGTGGTAAAGCAGCAAAAGCTGGCAAAACCGAACCTGGACACGGCGCTGAAAAGAAGTCGAAGCCAGAGACTGCAGACAACAAAAAATCTGTTGTAGGCAAATAAGGACAACTAGATGAATCACTTACGAGAACACCTAAGTTTCGACCAAGCGAATATTGTCGTTGAGTCTGCTAACGAAGGAAAAGATTTGTACATGAAAGGTATCATGATACAAGGCGGAGTACGCAACGCTAATCAGCGTGTGTATCCTGTAAATGAAATTGGCAGGGCTGTCAAAACTCTCAGCGAACAAATTGCTGGTGGTTACAGTGTTCTTGGCGAAGTTGATCATCCAGAAGGCCTAAACATAAACTTAGACCGTGTAAGTCACATGATATCCGAATGTTGGATGGACGGTGATAACGGTTATGGTAAATTAAAAATTCTACCTACTCCGATGGGCGTACTAGTTAAAACAATGTTGGAAAACGGCGTTAAACTTGGTGTCTCATCGAGAGGAAGTGGCAATGTAAGCGAAGACGGTAGCGGTAACGTTAGCGACTTTGAAATTATAACAGTGGACGTTGTGGCACAACCTAGCGCCCCTGGAGCATATCCTACACCGATCTATGAGCATCTTATGAATGCTCGTGGTGGTATGAAGGCGTATGAATTAGCACAGGCAACAAAGCACGACACAAAGGCACAAAAGTATCTAAAAGAATCTCTGATTAATATAATCAGCAGACTCCAATAAAAGGAGAAAATGAATATGTTGGACGCACTTAAAACACTCTTTGAAAATGATGTAGTTTCTGAAGAAGTACGTGCAGACATCGAAGGCGCATGGGAAGCAAAGATTCAAGAAAACAAAATGCAGGCAACTGCTGAGTTACGTGAAGAATTTGCTAAAAAATACGAGCACGATAAGTCAACTATGGTTGAAGCTATCGACTCTATGATCTCAGAACGCCTTGCAGAAGAAATTGCTGAGTTTGCAGATGATCGCAAACAGCTAGCTGAAGCAAAAGCAAAGTACGGAGTAGCAATGCGTGAAAATGCAGATCTACTAAAACGCTTTGTTTCTGAGTCACTAGTAAAGGAAGTATCTGAACTGCATGAAGATCAAAAAGCAATTGCTGATAAATTCAGTATGCTTGAGAACTTTATCGTTGATGCACTTGCAACTGAAATTGCAGAATTCCATGAAGATAAGAAAGATTTAGCTGAAACTAAGGTAAAACTTATTAAAGAAGCTAAAAGTAAATTTGCAGAAGTTAAAACTAGCTTCGTAGCAAAAAGTGCCTCAAAGGTATCTGCTATTGTTGAAAGAACACTTAAAGGTGAAATTTCAGCACTTAAAGAAGATATTGAAGAAGCACGTAGAAATGATTTCGGTCGTAAAATGTTTGAAGCATTTGCTTCAGAATATGCAACAAGCCATCTGAACGAAAATTCAGAAACTGCAAAATTAATGCAAGTTGTTGCTATGAAAGACAAACAATTAGTTGAAGCTAAGGAATTTGCACTAAAAGCAAAAACACTAGCAGAATCTAAAGACACAGAAATTAAGCGTATGGCAGGAACTGCCCAACGCAAGGAAAAGATTAGTGAGCTCCTATCACCTTTAAATAAAGGTCAAAGAGAGATCATGACAGACTTACTGGAATCGGTACAAACGGACAAGCTAGAAGGCTCGTTTAATAAATATCTCCCATCAGTTGTTGATGGAAATACTCCGGCGAAGAAGGCAATCTTATCAGAGGCAAAAGAAATTACAGGCAATAGAAATACAACAACAACTAACGTTAGTTCAATGCAAGATGATAATGTCGTAGACATTAGACGTTTAGCAGGTTTAAATTAAGGAGAAAACTATGTCGGAACTACTAGAAAGCCGCTGGTCTGATACAAAAAATGCACTACTTGAGGGCCTACAAGGCACTAAGAAATCTGTAATGGCAACTACTTTAGAAAATACTCGCAAGTATCTTTCTGAGAGTGCAACAGCAGGTGCAACATCAGCCGGTAACATCGCAACACTTAACCGTGTTATTTTACCAGTTATTCGTCGTGTAATGCCAACGGTTATTGCAAACGAATTAGTTGGCGTACAGCCAATGACTGGCCCAGTTGGGCAAATTCATACATTACGTGTACGTTATTCAGAAACAATGAATGACACAAGTGCAGGTAATACTGATACTACAGCAGGCGAAGAAGCGTTAAGCCCATTCAAAATTGCTGAAGCATATTCAGGTGATGCTGCAACTGCAAAAGCTGCAAGTACTGCTGCACTAGAAGGTGCTGCTGGACGTAAAATGTCAATTCAAATCTTGAAGCAGACAGTAGAAGCAAAATCACGTAAGCTATCAGCTCGCTGGACTTTTGAATCTGCACAAGATGCACAATCTATGCACGGTATTGATGTTGAAGCAGAAATCATGGCAGCTCTTGCACAAGAGATTACTGCTGAGATTGACCAAGAAGTATTAGCTTCTTTAGGTTCATTAGCAGGTACAGCTGGTTCAACTTATGACCAAGCTGCTGTAAGTGGTACTGCTACATTCGTTGGTGACGAGCATGCTGCTTTAGCTGTTCTAATCAACCGTGAAGCAAACAAAATCGCACAGCGTACACGCAGAGGCGCAGGTAACTGGGCAGTGGTATCACCATTCGCACTAACTATCCTACAGTCTGCAACTACAAGTGCATTTGCACGTACAACAGAAGGTACGTTCGAAGCACCAACTAACACTAAAATGGTTGGTACATTGAACAACGCAATGAAAGTATATGTTAACACATACGCTTCTGATGCATCAGATATCATTGTTGGCTACAAAGGTTCAAGCGAATCAGATGCAGCGGCATTCTATTGCCCATACATCCCGCTAATGAGCTCAGGCGTTGTACTAGACCCAACATCATTCGAACCAGTCGTATCATTTATGACACGTTACGGATATGTTGAGCTAAACAACACTGCGTCATCTTTAGGTAACGCAGCTGATTATCTAGCTAAAGTTGACTTGTCAACTAACGCAGCTAATGTAAGCTTCCAGTAAACTTTTACTGATACTTAAAATAGGCCCTACGGGGCCTATTTTTATGACTTGAGTAAACTTTGATAAATACTTATGTCGTAAATCGTGCCGCATGTTGCGGACTTATGCAGAAATGACCCACTGCGTAAACCTAGAACGTTTTAAAGGAGATAAACAAATGGGAAGACCACTTAATAAAAGATTTTTCGGAGCGCCAACAGCAGATGGTACCGAAATTAAAGTACGTTTTCGTGCTACAGGCCAAGTAGAAGCAAACGGTTGGATTGTAAAGCAATTAGGATCTAAAAAGTTCCGCTGCTATGATGGCACTAACACAATGGATTGTCACATCGTTGACAAAGCACAAGGTACATTAGCAGTAGGCGATATGACAATTACTGTAAAAGACGATGGCGGCACAGCTCGTCAAGTTACTAAAATTGCAGGACGTATGGTAACACTTGACACAGGTGCACGTATTGCTTGGAACTTTAGTAATGCTACCGATGATGGCGCAGTTGAAATGGAAGAAGCTGGTACAGATGATTCCTTCACTGGCGCAGATGATTTCGAAGCTGATTAAGAATAGTTATGGGGGATTAAGTTCCCCCGTATACTTTTTAAATAGGATTAAAGAATGTCAAAAGTATTAAGAGTAACAGACGGCGACTATAGAATTGTAGTAGACAATGGCAACAACGGCACTATCTATTTAGATACTACTAGTGGTGCAGCAAGCCCAAGAGGTACTGTTGTAATTACCGGCGACTTAGAAGTCAGAGGTACGCAAACAACTGTAGATTCTACTGTAACTACTATTGCTGATAACATACTAACTCTTAATGAAGGAGAAGCTGGTGCAGGTATCCGAGCTAGTTTCCAATACAAAGCAGGTATTGAAATTGATAGAGGTAGTTTACCTACTGCAAGATTAATATTTGATGAGCAAAGTCCATATGTAGCCGGCGGCTCAAGTGGCACAGGATCATTTAGATTTGAAGATATTAACGGAGCGTTCCTTCCACTTAACGTAAATAGTGTTAATGCTGAAGGCCCGTTATATGTAACAACGCCTAACAGTGCTATTAATGTAGCCGGAACTGTTGACTATGAAGAAAATGTATTTAATTATGGAGTAGGCGGAGATATTGTTGACCCTGGTAACGGCAATGTAATTCTAAACAATGATTTTATTCCAAATGCAAAAGGCACAGCTGATTATGTTACATATGCATTATCATTATATAATGATGACAATATTCAGCAGAATAATTCAGAAGTTGCGGTCTTAGACGAAGAATCTAATCCTGGTCAAGAAAGTACAGTTAGGATAACAGTAGACGGTATAGTGGCCGCTAACTTTTATACTAACAGGTTATCTTTGAGTGGAATTGAAATTATTGATAATTTAATTACTACTACTGATACCAATGAAGAGTTAATTCTAAGTGCAAATGGTCCAAAGAGTGTAGTTGTAAAAGATGCATTAGAAATTACAGCATCACTTTATGATGATGATCCTAATTTACCAACAGTAAACCCTCCTACTAGTGGAATTAAACTTTATTCCACAACAGAAGGCACAGGTGGATCAGGTTTATATTTTGTAAATCAAAATAGTAAATCAGATGAAATAATAAGTAAAAACAGAGCATTGTTATATGGCATGCTTTTTTAAGGAAAACAAATGGCAATATTAAACGCACAATTAAAAACAACTGCACTAGATATAATTGATCAATCAACTAGTCAAGGTGTACCAGTAGGTAAGAGTTATGCTATTACAAATATTATGGTTTGTAATACTGATGATACTGCCACTGCAACATTTGATATGCACTTAATACCAAGTGGTAATGCATTAGCAAATAAAGTTACCCGAGTAATTAAAGGACTTAGTTTGCCTGCAAGTGAGACTTTTACTTTTGACAGTGAACGAATAGTATTAGAAGAAGGAGATAAGCTTGTATTTGTTGCTGAGCCCGATATTGGATCATCTTTAACAAATCTAGCAGCTACAGTGAGTTATTTGGAAGTATAAATGAGATTAATTAAACAACAAACCACTAGTCTACGTACTATTCAACCTAGTGCAGTTGGTATTCATACTAGCCTTGATGATGAAATAAAGATAAACAGTACA